TATGAAGGAGGATAGACGCTCCACATGAAGACTACATTATGAAATTACCAGCACATGCACCTGTGTGGTAAACCTCTGTATCTTCAGAAACGTCAAATGGGGTCAAAGTTGTTCCATAATCGGTATGGAAGATTTTTTCCAGAACGGGAGACACAACAATGTCTCCAAAGCGAAGATTATGGACTGCACTCAAAAGTGAGGCCCATTCATATGTTTCTGTACCATATCTTTCGTTAAGATCGGCATAAGTAATAACATATTCGCGCTCCTTGGTCAAAATCCCAGCACGCACCAAAATGGCTTCAACCAGCGGGGATGGTGGTTCATGAATCAATGATTCAGCTTTAGTTTTAATCAACCGTTCGGCACGGTCTCGACCGGATAACTTGCGAAATTCCGAATCGGAAGACAAACCAAAAGAGTTATGGGTAGGTATACCATCGATCGCTCCAAATGATCTCAAGATGGCTCCATATACCAACATACTTCTCTCACCACTCGCTCTCTTCAAAAAAGTAGAGGACATAAACGATGTTCTCTCGACAACTGTGAGCTTCCAACCTCTACGATAGGCAGCCTTCTCTACTACTTCTTTGGTGAGACTGAAGTCATCATTCTCAACCATACACTCAATAAGAGAAGAATAAAAACCTATTTCTGCTAGATTGTTGAAACAAGTTGTCCCAAGGTTACCAGATAACTCAAAGAAGGTTTCGGGTTGCAAGTCCATATAACTTGAACTCTTACCCATCTTTCTGGAATCAGGGTTATACACTCGTGTCTTACGCGCACACTGTTCTATAATGCGCAATGCATTTGGACCACAACAAAATTTCTCAGCCAAAAAATAAAAAGATGCAAAGATTGGAAATCCGTTCGATGCATCACAAGATGAAAAATCTGTTTCATATATGGTCAACTGCTCATCAATATTTGACACTAAAAACCCGTCATCTGAAAAATAAACCAGGACAATATGATTATTAGGTATATTCTTGATACGGCGAAACAAGGCGTCTGCATCACCAGGAGACAATTTAAAACTGCTTTCCTCTGACGCTATACCATTCTGTGTTTCACAATACCACGCTTCGAACACAATATACCTACCACCAATCAAAACTTCATGTCTAAAAGTGTGGTTTCTCCAATAACATTTCAGTAAGGGTGCTACTACGTAATCCACCAAGGCCAATGAACCACCTGTGGCGTACAGCCTAGCTTCTTTTCCAACCTTACCAAACTCTCTCTTCAACTTACTCTCAAAATTACCCAAGTTATTGACGATTTTAACCTGCTCATTTTCACGGTGAGCATAGGTTTTATACAACATTTGCTTAGGATGTGGCAAGGTTACA